TATGCTTGTAAGCTTCCTTCCCTTTGCGTTTTGAAATATTCTAATGTACTGCATGAACAATCTTTTCAAAGGGTCTGGACCGGAGGCTCTGCCACCAAAGGTTTTTAGCCTAGCACCGGAAGGACGAATCCTAGAGTAGTCTATCTTTGGTATCAGGCCGTGGTATAGGAAACTAATCAGCTCACGAAGGGCGCTTGCCCATCCAATCTTACTGTCCCTCACTACTATGGTGGAGTCTGTATCATGGAACGCTTCCCCTACATCAGGTAGCTTGCTGATGAACTGCCTCTCCACGCTAAACCCCACGCCAGTACCGCAAAGGAGGACATAAAGATTCTCATCGAACGACCTTACATGGTCAATAGCAATAAAGCTGCAATTATATCCAGCCATATTGTCTCTAGATAATGCTGGACCAGCAGTCATTAAAGCCCTCATGCTTGGCATTATTTCCATGTCTAGTATGGCGTTCTTAACTTCATCAGGTAGTGGCTTCTCCCAAAAGTCACAGTATCTTTGTACCGTTTCTTCCCAGGTCTCTCTCCTCCCTTCCTTATCAAGATACCTAGCATACCTGCTTTTGTGTATGAATTTTTGATATTCGTTCATGGCTTATGATTTTCCTGTGCTTCCAAATCCTTTCTCTCCTCTTACATCGTGGTTGATAACAACAGCATTAAGTTCTGGAGCCGTGTACTCATTGAATATAATCTGTGCAATCCTATCTCCCTTCTCTATATCATAAGGAAGGTGACCCATGTTCATAAGAATAATCTTTATCTCTCCTCTATAGTCTGGGTCTATAGTCCCAGGTGAGTTGAGAACAAACACCCCGTACTTGTTAGCCATGCCGCTTCTTGTTCTGACCTGAGCCTCCATCCAAGTGGGCATATTTTTTATTTTTATACCAGTAGGTATTGTCTTCCAACCAAGCGGAGGAATGAGCTCATTAACTACTGAGTATATATCATAGCCTGCCGCGTTCTTTGTTGATCTATGCAACGGGTGAGAGTCTTCATGGACTAATTCTATCTCAACTTTGATTGGTTCTTTCACTTGTATACTTCTCCTTGAGATTATTTTCTTTTGCGTAATCAACATAGTCAATTAGTTTTTGATGGAACATTTCTTCAAACCTGTCTGCCCATGATTGATCTTTATTAGGCACTCGTTCTAGCCTCTTGTTCCATATCTCTCTAGCAAAGAAATACATTATCTTTTTTGTAGTCTCTTCCTGTTCTTCTTTAGAAGGGGATGTCGTCATGACTCTCTACCGTCTCTCCTACATCCTTAGCTATTGATGACATTTCATCTCTCATTTCTGGGCTTGCGCTTTTCTTCTGGATAGGCGAGTCACCCTCTACTTCCTTGTAAGCATCTGGACTGTTAACCATTTGAAGAATGTTACCAATAATTTCTGTGGTATACTTATCTGTTCCATCCTTTGCTTGCCACTTGCGATAGTTGATTCGGCCTTCGACATAAAGGTTTGTTCCTTTCCCTACATATTGTTCTGCAATCTCAGCTGGCCTGCCATAGAACACAACCTTATGCCAGTCTGCTTTGGCGTAGTCTCCTGTGCCTGACTCTGTTACTACATCTACTTGAGTAACTTTGTTTCCGTTATTAGCTACCCTAGTTGTAGGATCTTTCCATACCCTACCTAAAACAATTACTTTATTTACACCTTTCATACTTTATCCTCCGGCCAATATTTTTTAGTGTGCTTCCATAACTCTAATGCATGCCCAAATATCTTTTCAAATCTAAGAGTGTCTTCAGCTGACCACTCATGGAAAATAGAGATGCCTGGGTTTGATGCGCTAATAAATATATTTGCAATCCTTGCTCCATTCCCGACCCCCATTCCTTTTTTATATGCCGCAAGTTGGTAGCCCATAGAATCATAGGATAAGTTCTTTGCTCCAGCGCCAAACTCTTTTGTCTTGAAGTCAATTACCCATGGTTCTTCTAATGAATATAGATCAATCATTCCACCATATCCATCTGGATGAGCGAATGTTTCCTCTGATACCCAATCTTGTTCGCCGCAATTAGAGTATAGTAAAGTTTGTACCGATCTAATTATTGCTTCATCTTCTTTATTATTCGGGATACTTCCAGTTTTAAAGAAAGACTCAAGTAGATCATGTATTCTAATGCCTCTCTTGGAAGCCTCCTCAACTTCTCTTTTGCTCTCTTGTAAAATTCTTTTAGATAAAGAATCATCGTCTTCAAAATCTCCTCTTCGTAGTGACAGTGACGCTTCAATAGTCTTGTTTGTTTTCCATCTATCTAGTCCAGGCTTGGACATTATATCTAAGATTGAAGTAACGGATGGGACTAAGTTTAATTTACGGGCATCACGTAATGTCGTGCCTCGCTTTGTCCCGTCTTTCGCTTCAACCCAATGCTTAGGGTTACCATCTTTATCATACCAATGCATGTTTAAATCCTATCTGCTAGTTCGTCTGACCACTTGCCGCTATCAGGGTCAGCCCATGAAGGTAATGTTTTAGCTCCGTTAAGGTAGTATAGGTAACGACCTACACCCCACTTGACTCCAGCCCTTTTAAAAGCATCGCTGATGCCACCCTTTTCAGCCTCGACTTTAGTGTCTCCAGCCCCGTCTGATTTTGATATCCATTCATCCCCTATCCTAGCCTTTATGGTACAGATGATTCGACCAAGCACTTCTTCGTAAGAGTCTTGCCAGTTGAGAGGGCCAAGCGCAGCATCCAATCTATACATAACATCCCTTGCATCTATATGGTGAAGCGTCATCCCGCGAGCGCCCGGATGAGACTTAACTTTAGATACATCGAATGGTCTCTTTAACTCTCTAGTGACAGCTAATACTTCTTTTGCTTCCATTCTTTTTTCTCCTTGTCTTGATGTTTCCACCAGTCTGTCTCTCCTGATCCTGTTTCATCTAGCCATTTATTATATGTAGGCTTCCAGTTATCTTCCATCAACTCTTTTGCTTTATCTGAGCTAACCCCCATCTCTTCTTCAAAGTATCGCTGCCATTGAGACACCTCAGCCTCAACCCTTTCTTGATTGTCTTCGTACTCTTGCTCGTTAACATACTCTTGTTCATCAGTCATGCTGCAAACACAAGGAAAGCAACTACAAACATACATGCCATAATGAAATCCATGTTAGTGTACCTCGCTATTGTGATGCCATATTAGATAGTTAGTTCCCTCAATAAAAGCTCTAGCCTTTTCTATATCTGTAAATGAATCTATCAATGCATATTTTCTCCTGCTTTTTTTTCCAATAACTTCTACTACTGGTATCTCCACCTGATTTCTATAATATTTTTTAAATTCTTCCTTGTTCTTAAACACTCTTCGTTCTTCCATTAAGATGCCTCCGGTACTATTATACCATACTCTGCCATGAATTGCTCGACCTGTTGCATGTACTCCCCGAACCCTTCTACGCTAAGACTGGTTGTTGATTTAGGTGTGGTGAAAGTCTTGTCACTAATCTTACTATCAAATGATTCATATCCTAGTATCTCTGCTGACATTATATTGTGAAGTTCCTCCGGTGTATGCCCGGTCTCCTTTGAGAACTCTCTTAAAAGCATCCAGTATCTATTGTTCTGCTCAGTAGATCTTTTGCTTTTATGTTTCTGTATTACAATCTCATAAGGTTCCTCTTGGCTTGCCTTGATCCCGAGTATCTTAGCAACGCAAGTCTCAGTAACCTTATCATTTCTGAGTACATATTTTATTTGTTCCATTGCAGGACCCCTTCCTTAAAAGCCTTACCGATTGTTTGCAAGCACCATCTCATCTGATCCTCCTTTGGATGCGTTCCGTTATGGCAGTCTTCGTGACACTTGTAACATACTGGCAATGTAAATATGTCAGGGGCTTTCTTTCCTGTCCCAGCACCTAATACAATTACTCGTAAGTGGTGAGCAACTACCCCTTGTAGTGTAGCACAAAATATACACGGGAGTGAAGCCACCCACTTCAAGTAATTCTTATTCTTCATCTAACCTCCTAAGAGCATTGATCAATTCTCTTTCCCATTCATATGTCTTTCCTAGAATGAAGTTATGATAGTTATAATCTATTAATTTTTTAAATTGCCAATGGCTTATACCTAAGAAATCTATCCTTACCCTGTCACTTATTGCCTTCCTCCCCACCCCTTGGCAAAGACTACATTCAAATAGTTTGTCTTCTAGAAACATCTTCCCTCTACCAGAGCATGACGGGCAACAAGATGGCGAGACGCTTTCTTCCAGGGCGAGAAGACTAATCCTAGATATTAAAGGTTTGTCAACCCCTTCCTTCTTTGATGACTTTGATTTCTTTCTCCAGTGGTCTCCTGATCCACCTTTTCCATATATAGATGCAGGCCATTTTACTTTCAATGCAATCTTAAACAAAGAGTTCCATACCCTGCTATGACATTCATTAGCCATAGCATACTTAAGTCTGCCATAGTCAGAGGCTTCTCCACTGCACCTTCCCAAGGCCATACACACATCTTCCCAAGGTATTCTAGGAGAAAGCACACTGGCATACGGTGGAGATATTGTTAATGATTTAAGCGATTCCAGTCCCGCCATAAAAGACATCCTTATATATTTTTTTTGTTGGGTTTAAGCCAGTTTCTGCAGTGCCATTAACATAGCCCCTAAAAGTTTCACATGCTACGTATCCTTTGTAACATCTGATGTAATGAAGACAGTCTTCGCATGGAGCCTTCGCTGAATTGATGGCCCTAAGCAAGGCGAAGACACCCCTCTCCATCATTTGTATGACTCCCAAAGATCTTTTATATCCTCTAGTCTAAAAACTACAAAGGTATTTCCAATGCTTGAGCCTTTTTCTTTTATAAAAAGAATTGGTGTTTTCATTCTGTCTCCTTTAAACATAATAGAAGTGGATGCAATAGCTTGATCCATGCCATCCTTTATCCACTTGGGTATACTTTTTCTATACTTACACTCGATAGAAAAGAATAAGCTTTCAACATCTGGAGCACTACCTCTTGTTCTTCCAGTAACAGGCACCCTCTCTGCTATATCTCCAATATCACGTAACTCTTTTGCTATGTCTCTTTCAAATTTCTTCCATGTCTTATCCATTTTTTTATATGCTGTACGCTGGAGGTATTTCTTTATATGCTTCACTTGTTTCATGGTATGTTCCTGTCGCCCAATTATATGATAGCTCATTCACCCCTATCCTTCCGTCCTGCCTGAACCTAACCTTCTGAATGTGAACCTCAACCGCACACTTATCATCGTCACTAAGGTCTCTCGATATCGTGATGCAATTATCTGCCTTGTCCCTCCATCTTGCTGACCCGCTTATATCATATGGTGTAGGTATTGGAATCTTTCCATTCTTGTCTCGGTATAGCTTAGCGGGATGAGCAACTATCCATAGATGAATGCCATACCGTCTAGCAAATTGTCTTACACGCTTAAGAGCCTGAGAGATATACTCTGTCTCAGTCTGCGAGCCTACCCTATTGTGCTCTAGCTCATTCCACGGGTCAATAACCAATCCCCTGATTCCTTTTTTAAGGACCAGGCCTTTGGCTGCATCTAAAATTATATCTAATGACCACTCCTTGTCATCGTTTGGTAGTATCCATGTGAAGTGATCGGTCAACCATTTCTTTCCTTTGTCTAAGTCCTCTCGGCTAAGTCTTTGACTCGGCCCATCCATAAACGGAGACCCGATATATTTTTCTAGGATTCTTGCCATGTGATCTTCTAATGGCTGATTCTCTGGCGAGAAGATAGCAAAATTCCATCCTTCATTCTTCGCTATGTTAACCATCATCGCATCTATCCAATTAGATTTACCACTGCTTGGTACTCCCGTAACAACTGTGAGCACTCCGGGCCTTACTAGATAGCTTCTATCCAGACTCAGCCATCCAGTGCTTACACCCTTGTCTAATCCTTGATGGTATAATTTATCTAGTGCATTAGATAACTCCTTAGCCTCAAAGGTTCCTTCGATTGGGTATGGTTCCGCATGTTCCACACACTCACGCAGCACATCCTTGCCATACTTAAGAAGAACTTCGTTAGCATCCTTAGTGCCTTCCGGCCAACGAACCCTTAAGCATTTCTCTTTTCCCAGTCTTCGTGATAGCTCCTCTTCTAACTTCAGGCCGGGCTCATCTTCATCTACAGCAATTATAAACTTGCTTACATGACTAAACTTATCTTGTGATGTATAAGGATCATTAAGATAATTAAACTTAGAGCTGTAATCTGATGAGTTAACTGGCGGCGCTCCATCTGGCACGCTTATTGCCGCTCTAATCCCTGCCTCCCACAGAGCTAGCTTATCTATCTCTCCCTCTACGATAGTAACTGTGCTGTCTTCACCTTTGATGTCCTCTATTCCATAGAAGCACCTCTCTGCTCCAGCTTCAAGCCTGAAGTTCTTGTCCTTGTCTCTGTATTTAACATTCACTAACTCCCCTGCCCTGTAATAAGGGAAGGCTATGCAGTTAACTATGTCCTCTACTTGAGGCATATATATTTTCTTCCATGATACATTATTATCTTTAATTGTCTCAGCACTAATGCCTCTGCCGTCAAACCAAGCAAGCATTTCTGGTGGAAGGTCAACTATTGGTATGTTGTCCGGCTTTCTATACTTAGGTTTTCTCCAGTGTAATACATTGTTACCACCGTCTACTCCTTGAGATAGAGATCCTGACCATCCGCAATGATGGCACTTCCATACGCCTTCATCTGTATTTACAGACAAGCATGGCGCTCGCTTCTTCTTCCTCTGGCTGGAGCACTCTGGACAAGGGACGTTTGCCTGACCAGTTACAGCCCTTGGTATCTTAATTCCAAAGTCACTAAATGTATTCATATATCTATCCTATATAATATATATTCTTTTGTTAACAGAAAGAATATACTATTATTACTATACTATATAATATAAAACGCGCACACATGTGTATACCTATTATACCACACTTACCCGTCTTCTGTATCTCTAGTAAATGCTGAGTCAAATCTCTCTGGAGCTTCATTTAAACTCTTCAAGAGCTTATCGTATGCAATACAATGAGCCTTCATTTTTTGTAGCTGAGACACGCTTAATATGTCCTCATCCAAGCACCACCTAACACATTCTACAACTTGCAAGAATAGCTTTCTATTATAGTCTTTCATTATAGTATCCGTATGGATCATTACTTGTATGGTCCATTAGTTCTTGAACTTGTGAGATTGAAAAGCCCCTTTCAGATAAATTATTCCTTATTTTCATGATAAAATTATCCCTTCTATCATCAATTTCTACAGATAACACATCCATTATATCATATATTATGTCGGTATCTTCTTCTGTATATGGAAGGTCATACCACCATGTCTCGTCCATCCATAGATCAGTCTGCGCTGGAATCATTGTCGTTTTCCTTTGAAAGTTCTTCATTTATTCCTTCTTTGGCATCTCTTCTGTCACTTTTTCTAGACTTTAAATGCTTGCCGCCCTTCTTTAATATGGGAAAATTATACCTAATTTTCTTTGGCGCCCAAGACTTTCTTCTGTAAGTCATTACTATATCCCTGTAATATATGCCCCTGAGAGGCCGGTATAGGCCGGTGACGGGACGTTTGGCACTTACCCTATGTAGGGGTACACTCTTTAGCTCCCCCATTACTCACCCTAAGCACCCCTAGTTAGTTCAGACGCCTCCTTTAGATCGCTGGATAGAGCAGATAACGGGATGTCTTTGACTATTGAAACAGCTAAGTCTAACATCTTACCCTCTTCTAACCTGTCTTGAAAGCGGCCCACATATAACCTTCTTATAAGACCTGTGTTTGGTCCGTGGCCTCTCCATTGTTCCGGCTGGTTCCATAATTCAATACAATAATGAAACAATCCTGTAGGTGTTCCTCTAAATGTTGCATATTTTTTATCAAATTCTATCCTTAGATCATTAGATAGCCTTGCCTTGGCCATTTCTCTAAAATGCTTTGGTTCCAAGTGATCCTTTAGGGGTTTATCTTCTGCGATCTTAGCCTTACCCCTAGTAATCTTCTTTGCTCCAGTCACAGAACCATCAGGAAATAGAATTAAAGTGTCATCTTGTAACTCATACACTTCTGCAGGGTGGAATCTACTAGCGTAGCCTACATTTCTAGCATCTTCTTTGGGCTTGTAAGATAACATCCACTTATTATTTGCTATATAAAAATGAATTGAGTCAGGAAGGAATTTTTCTAGCACTCCCACATTCCGAGCCGCATACATTTTCCCATCCCTCAGCAGGTGAGAGCAATCCACCTCTATTTTTCCATTATCGTAGTATGTAATAGACTGATCGTCTTGGTTTTTGTCCTTGCGGTATGATTCATTATAGAATTTCATAGCTCCATCATCCTTCATGATAAGACTTATTCCATGAGAACATCTTGCTACGTTAACCTCCTCTAAGTAGAATTCTTTTATCTTTGAATACTCCCCATACTCACTGTAATATGAATCATGATATGTCATGATATCTCCCTGTTTGTTAGTCTAATCAACCTCTATTACATCTCCAAAAGTGCAGTCTTTCTCATAGTACTTCTTATTAGACTCATACGCAACCCATATTACTGGATAGCTTGGGGCATATAATGGAAAGCTGCCGCACATATCAGTAAAATAAATTAGTAATGATGGGTCTATATTGTTTTCCTCAACCCATTCAAAGGCTGGTTCAAACGATGTGCCTCCTCTGCCCTTAACTTCCAAGACTATAGGCAGATCTCTCTGCGTATATGTCTGTACGTTTTGTACCTGAGTGTCAACCCAGACTATATAGATTTCATCTATATCACAAGACGTCATAAGCTCAGTTAGTTCTCCACCAAATTGAGCCAACAAACCATTAGATACTGATCCGCTAGAGTCTATCACAGTAACGGCAGTGCGTATACCTTTCTTCTTAGTATAAGATCCAAGATAAATCCCTTGGTCTATGTATTTCTTAGCTGGCTTTAGCCAGTAATATTTGCTCTTGATGTAGTCTCTTGCAAGGCGCTGAAGTTTTTCAGACCATATAATTTGAGGCTCCATGAAGCTATCAATCAATCCCTCAAATGCTCCCGGCATAGTCCCTCTGAATTTACACGCCTCAGCAGCACCAACAAGCCTAGACTTCCACTCATTCTCTATCTCATTCCTCTGAGATGTAGTAGATGAAGAGTCTTCGAACATACCTGTACCACATACATCAAAAGACTCACCCTCGCCATTGGATATTGAAAACGCTGCTTCCCAGCCTTCTCCCTCGGCTGATCCATGCTTCTCAACAAGGTCATTATATATTGCATCAGCACTCCACCCATCATACTTCTCATCTACCAAAGCCCCCTCTGGAAGCTTCAATCCCTCATTAATAATGATAGGGTTTATTGCGTAATCACAAGCAATATTCCATGCGACGTGTGGTCTGGCGCCCCTTCGAGTAAGGTGAAAGAATGCTGGATGTAATACCTCATGGATCAGACATCCAGTAATAAGATCAACGTCAAGATCCTCAAGATATTCAGCATTATAAAAAATCTTTACACCATCTGTTCCAAGCGTAGGTACTTTATCAGACTCCTCTAAACGCATAGGGCATAATAAAGAACCAAAGAATGGATAGTCCATCAATGCGCGAGCCCTTGAAGTTTCAAGTTTACGCTGAAGGTCCATATAAGTTCTCCAATTTATGGATTAAATTATCCGCATCGTCAGCTACATCTCCCCTAAATGAATCCTCTTCTCTCAACTTTTCTATACTCAAACTTCCTAATTGAGTCTGAATTCCTCTAGCAATATCTGCGAATTCCTCGTCATCTTGTAGGTTAAGCCCAGGCAGTGAGTCTGCTAGAGCACTAACTTTCTCAATCATAGACCTGTGAATTATTGGCTTGTCCTTCTCAAGCACATTTTTTAAGTGCGTGATAACATCTATCGCCCTCTCTTGCACAATTCTACAAGAATCTCTAAGGTCATAAATCATATGAGCTCGGATGTCCTCCTTTATAACCCTAGCCTCTTCATCAGACACTTGGAATCTCAAGTCCAAATTGTCCAAATCAGGGATAGGTCTTATCCAAGAGTCAAAAGAAAATCTTTCCATAAAATCATCTAAATGGCGGTAATCTTCCTCATTGTACAATCCAGCTAACCTCTCTTTTGCCTCTTCCTTTTTGATCTCATACCCCTCCCTAATCATCTGTAGCTCGTTATCAAACTCACGCTTTGCTTTTCTTAGCATTCGCGTGGTCTCTGATAGAGCTGTGGTCGGAAGTATAACAGGCATCTTCTCATTGGAGTAAGGAACAGACACGGTATTTAGATACCCCTCCACATTTCTCTTGATTTTAGATACGTTTTTAAACAACTCTGAATCAAGAATAATCTTCTGGTAGTTGCCAGCTGCACGCCTACCATCCGATACTTGGTGATCATCAGCAATTTTATTAGACACATGCTTGTCAATTTTAGTGCCAGATGGTATAGAAAAACTTACATTTATAAGTACAGCTTTGTCTGAAAGACTCATATTTATTCTCTTATTATCCTAGTAATACGTCAGAATTTTGCATCGACCAATCAGTAAATGCCTTGGTTTCTGTTAGTTCAGGAGTCATTTTGATAGCCTCCATCACTGTTAAGGTAGAGAACTCTGCCTCTAATCTGCCCATATACTGAACTATATTAGCAAAGGTCTCGGGCTTAGAATACTTGGCAAGGCTACATGCTATTGCATATTTTGCGCTAGGGTTCTCAGGAACCTTTGTCTTTAGCGGGGACTTTATGCAGTCAGCAGGGTCAGGAACCTCGACAGCAATGCGCTCATGAGCATCAAACGCAGTAGCCGCACCCTCACCAACAAGAGAGGAATACAGATTAAACCTCATGGATCTCTCTGGGTTCTGCTCCCTTATTCTACTAACCCTCTCCCACGCCCTCGGTGTGCAGTAAGCCCACTCGCTGCTCCCTCTCTCTGGTATTTTAAGTATCAGATCAGGATGCATATGTAAAAAAGATATAACGATTGGATCTACACCTCTTTGTATGAAGTGGCGCTTCAATCCATCAGGATCCATTACCGCCTCAAGATGTGCAAATCTGCTCTGCTGTGCATTGGATAGACCACGGTTTATACCACCATGCTCCTTCCTGTTGCCTAGCGCAATGATTTGCCATCCATCAGGTAAAGTGTATGACCCAAGATGCCGTTCAAGAATCAGTGATTGACAAGCAGCAAAAACTGCCTCATCTCCATCTAAATACTCGTCCATAAGCAAAACACCCTCCTCCCCATCTCGTTCAGCTTGAGGTAGAAAGTCAGGTGTAGCCCACATAGACATAATCCCTTCACGGTATGGCACACCCTTTACATCGCTAGGGTCTAACTGAGACGTTCTAATTCCTAAGCAATTTCCTACTACATCAGTAGACCATTGAGCAGAAATCTCTGTCTTCCCTATCCCAGAGTGACCAACAACCATTAAAGGAACTTTGTCCTTTCGATAGAAGTCGTAATAAGATGGTAATTCGCTTACAGAAACTTTGACTGTCATTGGATTACCTATTAGTGGTATCAATAGTTGGTGGGAGTGACTGCAATACAAGCGCAGAAACATACACGTTTCTATCAAATTTATTGGAAACACGAAGAGGGACTGACTGATCCTCTTCATTCAAACGATAGACTACAACTCTATCATTTCCTATCACTTCACGCTTGGGAGTACTAATGTCTTTGACATGCATACTTTACGCTCTCCCAATCTGTGTCATGATGGGCTTCCTTCTGTGCATCTTTCTCCAAATCAACAGTGGATGCGCTATAGATATTATCATCCTTACGCTCCCGCTTGTTAGATATAGACATAGCTTGCTGCCATACATCTAAACTAACGGGTCCACTCGCTACTAAAATAGCCAGAGCTTCCGCCACTGCTTCGTCAGAATAGTCGGTCATAAAGACCTCCTTGTTTAACGCTAGCTGGATTGCTAGGTCGTTAATCCTTTTGCTTATCAGGCATTCCTAAAAAGCGTAATTCATTAGGAATGACTTCCTTCTCTGCTTCTGGATCTTGTAAATAATCTTCTTCGTCAAGACTAGGCTCACGTTTCATGGCCTCTCTTGTTCCTAATGGGTACGTCTTTCCATACCTAGGCATTATAATCTATCCCTCCATGCTTGTCAATAAGGCTGATAACTATGTCGGTAGGGACAAATGGATAGATTGGGTCAGATACGTCCTCACCCTCTGCAAAAGGTAAAATTACAGTGTCTGGGGCGCTTGGATAACCAATCTCCCATGCTTTGTAATCCTTTGAGGGTAACCCCGTCTCTTTAGGCGAGCTGTAGTGAGTCTCAGACGCTTGGCAAGAGAATGAGAACCCATCATTACATACAATCTTTTGCCTTATCTCTTGAAAAATCCACCTCGACTTGTTATACGGCGGCGCTACACTATCCTGGACTTTACAAAACTTCCTGAAAAGAATATCATTCATGCCCCTTATCCGCCTTTTCCCTGATGACCCAATTCTCAACCGGCCCCTTGAATAAGCTTTTAGGAACATACTTCCAGTTCCCGGATCTTACCATGTCATGGGCCTTTGTTTCATGTACCCTCTGTACCTTGCCATCTGCTAATGACTGAACACATTTCATGCCTTTCTCCCTTATATCACAGAACGATCAATGTAATCCTACTCCAGTAAGACCAAAACATCCAGTGCCGCCACGAGTTTAGCTCTTCGCGCGTGTACAAATCAAAAAAAGTAGTATCTATTTCTCTTTGCATTCCTTTCTCCCTTTTCCTGATCAATCTACCATCGGAAGACCGTTGAAACCCCGACGCTCTAGCCATTTAACAACGCTGGAAAAACGACGAAACTTCTTGGACTTAAACCAGACGGTTCTCCCGCCGGGTGCAGGCTTGCCTAATACCAGCACAAACGGCCTGATACGGATACCATGCTCTTTGTCTACTACAGCGGTTAGTTTACCCTTCGGATCGAAGAACGAAACACCAGCTCTAGGTTCTTGGTCTACAGATCTACCAAACATAATAACCCTCCTGTCGATTAACCCTTTTCCCTTATGGGAACAGCCTATTGCTAGGTTGCCCCCTTATTATTAGAATGATACAGCTTTGGCTACAGGCTCGTAAGACTCACGCCCAGTCAACTCATCTATAACATGGGGTAAGACCAACTCTTTGCCAGACAGAGCTTCGAGAAGTCTAGCAGCCGCTTCCATCGTCACCGGATCACCATTCACCACAAAGTTGCTCTTTACGGGATGGCTCATGCCCTTAACGATAGATGTGAGCGACTTAGCAAGCCACCCACTGTACTTCAGCGCTTCCTTCTCGGAATCAACAGGGCGCTCGTAAGCAGTCCAAGGATGATCTTCCATAAACTCAGGAATAGCACCCATCTGCTTCTTGCTCTTAACCAGCTTGAATGTCTTAGACTTCACATCCCATTCACAGCCAGCCATATCTTCAACCCAGTCCTTGAACTTGTTCTTCTTGACTGGTCCAGACATGCCAACAAAGATACGCTCACAAAACGTCGTATCACCATGACCGCCATGCTCCGGCCGCAAAGCCCATCGCACAGCTTTTCTACCAACATTACCAATACTTACATAGGCCTCTTTGGTAGATAACAGAGCCTTGTCAATAGAGACGTTCAAATCGTCCTTGCTAACCAATCCAGAGTTGTGCCCAATCTTTGAGTCACTCATTGTTGCTAAATCTCCCTTAAGGGTTGAATGAAACAGAACATTCTGTTCCCATAAGGAAAAAAGGTCTTTAACCTTAGGCATATCCCACAATAGTGGCTTGTCAACTTGTATGCGTTCGGCGTCGTCAGTGGCGAAGTCCTGGGGTCCAGACTGCTAATCCTTCACCCGCAGAAACACCAACGTGCATTCAGTCACCATCCTGCCCGTTTATCCCATCCCTAATGTGGCATCGCTGAATGAGGTTATCCGCGCAACCTCTATATACCCCTCTTAAATGGGGAAACAAGCAAGCATTGCGGCTCAGTCCATATCAACCACAGAGATGTCTTCTCCGACAACGAATCGTATTTTATGCTCCAGACCGTCAGCCCCTTCTCACTCTCATGAGTCAGGCCATTTCCGCGCATCACAGCGCTACAATACACCGATACTCCGCGTCTTTCACATGGCACATACGTGCTCTTGTACATCTCACGGCAAGATAGTCTTTGCTACCCGGGCCAGATTGAGGCCATTACCGTGTACATATATTACTACACATCTCTAACCGTGTCAAGTGGTTAGAATTGAGCACCCCTCAAGATGCTCTATCTAGTCACTATCTGAGGCTTGGGCGCTTGAAGGCACCAACCCCCGTCATCTCGACAGCTTTTCCGTCTCGAAAGGCAAACTTTCGTCTGTCGGTGTGAATGTGTCCGGATATGTAGGTTGACGGTCTCTCATGCTTTGCACGTTGAGGTG